TGACTGGTGTCATGATGCAATTGAACAATTTTCAGCAGCCGCACAAAGCATAATAGGAGAATAAATAAAAAATAATTTAGAAAATGAAAGATAATTTTAACCTTAAGAAATTTTTAACAGAGAATAAGTTAACACCTAACAGTGTAAAAGAAATATCTGCAGACCTTTTAAAAAGAGCACAAAACACTCCTGCACCTAAAGCTACACAAAGCACGAGACCTAGTAAAGGGTTAAGAGCGAGTATGGGAGAAAATGCTGAAGAAGAACAAAAAGTAATCGATTACGCTAAAGATGCAATCGCACTTATGGATGAACAGCCAGGAACTAGCGCAGAAGATGCTTTAGAAGCAGTATTAGACTATTAATAAATGAATATTATAGATAGAGTCTTACTAGAATGGTCTTACCGGACCAAAAAAGGATATCCTGACATTAACAGTCAAGAGGATATGGCTTTGTTTGAATCTATATTTGGTTTTAATTTACTAAATGAAGCAAAAAAACCATTTGATTCACTATCACCAGATGCTCAGAAGGTAGGTAAGGAAGTTTCTCAACAACTTAACATTCCTATAGAGAATATACTTTCTCACACCCGTACCACTATCATAATACTTACAGATGAAAATAGAGGTAAACTATTAGACAGGTTAATAGAGATAGGATTTGAAAGAGATTTTAACGTCTCAGGCTCTTCTACTGGAGGTGTTAGAAACGAGCAAGGTATAGCTATTATAGTTAAACCACTAGGTAAACAAGGAGATAACTCAGCAGGTAAAAAGAGTGAAACTGGATTTAACACTTTAATTAAAACTCATGTTGAACTAAATGAAGGTCCTATAACAGTCATAATTAAAGGAAGCGGAAAAACATTAAACTATAAGAATGTAGCAGATGCTGTAGATGCATCAAAAGTTGATGCTACTAAATTCTTTAAAGCAGATTCACAATTTGTAGGCCCACAAGGGCAACTTATAGCTAACATATCACTTAAAAAACGTAATGCCGTAAGATGGGAAAGTTCTAAAAGACGTCCAATTGCCGGAGTAGATGTGTTTAAATCATTTGTAGAGAAAGTAAAGCAAGACAAATTCGAAAATGTTAAATTCTTCCCTCTTCCACAAGACGGAAAAAATAAACTGTTTAATCCACTAACTGATAAGATACTTTCTAAAGTAGTAGTAATAAACACACCAACCGATATACTGGATGCTATAGTATTTGGTAGCGATGACCCTAAAACAGTCGTAGTAAAGGAAACATTTGAAGGGTATACAGACTTTCAATTTAAAAACGGTACATTAACTATCAATTGCTACCGATTATATACAGACATTGAAGAAATCAAAGGCACAGACGATGAACCGGTATTCGCTTTTTCAAACCACATTGGACAAGCACACGGAATAGAGTTTAGATCATTCAGCAAAGGTCTCCTATACAGCGGAGAAACTTTAAAAGGATCTTCAGCTGAAGTAGATTTTGCAGATTTGAAATAAAATAAGTTATGGCACAAGACATAAAGAAGATAATAGCACAGGAATATATTAAGTGTGCTAAGGATCCGGAGTACTTCATGAAGAAGTATTGCTATATCCAGCACCCTACTAGAGGACGTATATTGTTTAATTTATATCCTTTTCAAGGAAAAGTACTTCATTTATTTAGAGATAATCAATTTCTTATTGTATTAAAATCTAGACAGCTAGGTATATCTACTTTAGCAGCTGGATACTCTCTATGGTTAATGTTATTTCATAAAGATAAAAACGTTTTAGCATTAGCTACTACACAAGCAACAGCCCGTAACTTAGTTACAAAGACGATGTTTATGTACGACCAGCTACCTAAATGGTTAAAACTACCGGCATTAGAGAAAAACAAATTATCACTAAGATTATCTAATGGGTCTAAAATTACAGCTAAATCATCTAATGCAGATGCAGCTCGTTCTGAAGCAGTATCGTTACTGTTAATTGATGAAGCAGCATTTATAGATAATATTGACGAAACATTCGCAGCAGCACAACAAACATTAGCTACAGGTGGACAGTGTATGTCATTATCAACCCCTAACGGAATTGGTAACTGGTTTCACCAGACATGGGAAAAAGCAGAAACAGCAGAGAATTCTTTCGTAGCTGTAAGACTACCTTGGACAGTACATCCTGAAAGAGATCAGAAATGGAGAGATCAACAAGATGCTGATTTAGGACCTAGAATGGCAGGACAGGAATGTGACTGTGATTTCTTAGCTTCTGGAGATACAGTATTTGAACCAGACGACATGATGTTCATAGAACAGAGTTATATCAAAGACCCTATGGAAAGAAGAGGAGTTGACGGTAACTTATGGGTATGGGAAGGAGTTGACTATAATAAATCATATATGGTAGTAGCGGATGTTGCTAGAGGAGACTCTGCAGATTACTCTGCATTTCATGTATTTGATATAGAAACTTGTACTCAAGTAGCAGAATACAAAGGTAAACTTTCACCTAAAGACTACGGTAACGTACTAGTAGGGATTGCCTCAGAATATAACGACGCTCTGTTAGTTGTAGAAAATGCTAACATAGGTTGGGCAACCATCGAACAAGTGATGGAGAGAGAGTATAAGAACCTATATTACAGTTCTACAGGCAATATGGAGACAGTAGAATCTTATATGTCTAAGTACGAAAGAGATAAACTTGTACCTGGATTCACTATGTCGGTAAGAACTAGACCATTAGTTATTGCTAAGATGATCGAATACGTTAGGGAGAAGGCAGTTACTATACAGTCTAAGAGACTCGTAGCTGAAATGAGAGTATTCGTATGGAAGAACGGTAAACCTCAAGCACAGGTGAACTACAACGATGATTTACTTATAGCATGTGCAACTGCACTATATGTTAGAGATACGGCATTAAGAATGAGACAGCAGGGTATGGACTTAGCTAGAGCACAGTTATCCTCTTTTCATAACCTAAACTCTAAAAACCCAGCAATACTAAAAAATGTTGGTAATATGCAAAATAATCCGTATATTGTTAATAATGGACATACTGAAGAAGATATATCCTGGTTACTAAACTAATACTATTTATAAAAAACGAACACTAGATGGCTGATAAAACTCTTTTCGGTAGGTTAACAAGGCTCTTTGCAACAGACGTAGTAATACGTAATGTTGGGGGAAAAGAATTAAAAGTTACCGATATAAACAAAATACAACAGACTGGTAAGTTTGAGACTAATTCTCTACTTGACAGATTTACTAGACTATATCAGTACAATAAGTCTAATATGTTTAGTGCTAATCTAAACTACCAGACCTTACGTATTCAACTATATGCAGATTATGAAGCAATGGACAGCGATCCTATTATAGCTTCAGCATTAGATATTATAGCTGATGAAGCAACAGTAAAAAACGACTTCGGAGAAATACTCGGGATTAAATCCTCAGACGAAAACATACAGAGGGTACTTTATAACTTATTCTACGATGTAATGAACATTGAGTTTAACTTATGGTCTTGGGCACGTAATATGTGTAAATATGGAGATTTCTTTTTAAAGTTAGAAATAGCAGAGAAATTTGGAGTGTATAATGTACTTCCGTATACAGTTTACCATATAGCTAGAAAAGAAGGACTAGATCCTGAAAATCCTAGTAAAGTAATATTTGAACTAAATCCTGACGGTATAGGAGCATCATCTGATACTTCCTACCTACCTAACCAGAAAAGTTCTGCTATTACTTTAGAGAATTACGAAATGGCTCATTTTAGATTAATATCAGATACTCACTATTTACCGTACGGAAGATCTTATCTAGAGCCAGCTCGTAAGATATTTAAACAAACAACACTAATGGAAGATGCGATGTTAATACATCGTATAATGAGAGCACCTGAAAAGAGAATGTTCTATGTTAATGTTGGATCTATACCTCCTAATGAAGTAGAGCAGTTTATGCAAAAGACTGTTAATACTATGAAAAAAACTCCTTATGTTGATCCTCAAACAGGTCAATATAACTTGAAGTTTAATATGCAGAATATGATGGAAGATTATTACCTACCAGTAAGAGGGGGTGATACATCAACTAGAATAGAAACTACTAAAGGATTAGAATACGACGGTACTAACGATGTACAGTACTTACAAGCTAAGTTATTTGCAGCATTAAAAATACCTAAAGCATACTTCGGATATGAAGGAGACTTAAGCGGTAAAGCAACTTTAGCAGCAGAAGATATAAGATTTGCAAGAACAGTTGAAAGAATTCAAAAGATATTAGAATCTGAATTAACTAAAATTGCACTAGTACATTTATATACACAAGGATTTACAGGAGAAAGTTTAACTAACTTTGAACTTAAGTTAACTACTCCTTCTATTATATTTGAACAAGAGAAAGTAGCATTATTAAAAGAGAAGATAGATCTAGCATCACAAATGCAAGAAACTAAACTATTCTCCTCAGACTATATTTACGAAAATATATTCGATTTATCAGAAGATGCTTATATGGAAATGAGAGATCTAGTACTTGAGGATACTAAAAGAGGATTTAGAAGAGCACAAATCGAAGCCGAAGGTAACGATCCAGCTAAATCCGGCATGACTTACGGTACACCACATGATTTAGCTTCTATGTACGGTAGACGATCAGTATCTACTCCAAAAGGAGGAGGTCAAGATGAGCTACCAGCAGGATATGCTGAAGTTAAAGACGATGAACCTATATCAGACTGGGGACAACCTGGACCTGAAGGTGGCAGACCTAAAGAAAAGTCTTCTGTATATGGTACTACTAAAGCAATGGGCGGCAGAGACCCACTAGGTAGCCACGGAATGCATGGTGGATTTCCAAGCGATAATGAAAATATAAGTGAGGTAAGGACTTCCAAAGCTAAGCTTGAGTATCTCAGGAATGAAGATATGTTAAAGCACATTGTATTTACTAAAAACAGCGATTCAACCGATGGAGACTTGTTAAAGGAGGAAAACATAAAAGATTTAGGTAAGTAGCCCATATTTATAATAGTAAACGTATAGAATGAAGATAAAACACTCTAAGTATAAAAATACCGGACTAATATTCGAATTATTAGTTAAGCAGATTGCTGCGGATACTTTGTCAAAGAAGGATTCACCAGCCGTATCTATTATAAAGAAGTACTTTACCGGGAAAACATCATTAGCTGCTGAGTTTAAACTTTACGAATTTGTAATCAATTCTAAAGGTATTAATCAAAAAAGAGCAGAGACAATTCTTACTTCTATTTCAGAAGTAGCTAGAAAGATATCTCAAGCTAGTTTAAAGAAACAAAAGTATGACCTTATTTCTACTATTAAAGAAAGCTACGATGTAGAAGAGTTCTTTAGCATACAAGTTAGAAACTATAAACCATTAGCTGCTCTATATTGTTTGTTTGAGTCTTATAATTCAACTAAGGTATTAGACCCTAAGTCTTTAGTAGACAATAAGATGACTATATTAGAACACCTTACTGATAATTCTCAAGATAAGAACAAAGTAAAAGATTCACTTATAGAAGAATACTCAGGATACGATAAAGATCTAAAACTACTTACATTTAAAATACTATTAGAGAAATTCAACGATAACTATAAAGACCTACTTCCAGAACAAAAAAATATCCTTAGGGAATTTATTACGTCTGTAAACTCAACAGCAAGATTGAGAAACGTAGTTAATGAAGAGCTTACAAAAATTTCTAAAATAGTAAATACTTTATCTAAGAACATTAAAGACGAAGTAGTAAAAATAAAATTAGCAGAAGTATCAAAGAGTATAGTTACACTTAATAAAAAAGAAACTGTAAAAGATACTCATTTAGTTAATCTTATGCAGTATTACGATTTAGTTAACGAGTTAAGAAGCTTATGAAAAGATCAGACCTTACAAGATTAGTTAAAGAGGTAATGAAAGAGGCTAATGTAACAGGAGGTACAGCTACGTTTACACCTGGTACAGGAGAACAGTTCGCTACTCCTAATTTTCTAGGTAAAGCTACTAAGGCAAAAAAGATATTAAAAAAACAAGGATATAAAGAAATATAGTCAATGAGAACAGCAACCGAAAAATATAATGCAGTCCTAGAGGGCACTTTGAGCAAACAAGTATTTGTTCAACAGATGAGAAGTGAATTTCCACAATTCATTACTAATGTAAATGCATATCCAGATACTGTACAAATTCTTAAAAACAAAGGAATGATTTATGAGGCTGTAAAAGCTCCAGCTAAATCAATTGAACAGTTAGAAGCTAACTTTAATATTAATATAGTCGAAAGAGGTATTGATATGGAATTAGAAGCTAAAGGAATTGATCCAACTACAAACGTTAATAAGGAAGATTACTTAGCAGCTAAGAAGATTGTTATATCTAACTTAATGAAAGATCAGCTTCACTACCTTAATATAGTAGCAGGAGAAGATAATAATGTAGATAAGCACGATAAAGCAGTTGAAGTTAAAAGAGGAGAGAAGCAAGTAGATGGATTTAACGGTTTAAAGAATGCAACACTAAAAGAAGGTGTTTATACAGAAGATGCAGAAGAAGATGCTAAAAATGATATGGATAATGCTACAGGATGGCACGATGATCCTAGAAAGGATGAAGGCTCAGAAGAAGCAGTAGATCCAGCAGTTTACGGAGACATTGGAGCAGCATACTTGGCAGGATTTAACAAAGAACACTCTTTAAGCTTAGACCAATTAGAAGAATTAGGACGTAAGATTGTTAAACAAATCTATAAAGGAGATATTGAAGCAGCAAAAGCTAAACACCTTTCAGAACAAGACGCTATGTACGCACCCGATGATGATGAATTTGAAGCAGAGCAAGTTGCACACAGAGCAAAAGAAATTGGGCACTTATTTAAAGGGTATGATGACCAAGTGATATATGATTTTGTAAAAACACACAGACAAGATATTAGAGGAGCTTCAGATGAAGAAATCCAAAATGAATTTGAAGAATTTATATCTGTCAACTATGAATCTGGAGCAGACATGCAAGAAAACGAAGTAGAAGAAGCAATGTCAGACGAATTTATGGATGATGTTAAATCTTACGGTAAAGACGAACAAATTAAACCTTATAAAATAGGAGATAAATTCTCAGTAGATTTTGACTATGAAGGAATGCTTAAAACAGGCCTTAAAGTTAGAATTAATACTCCATTAAAGACTATGCAAGCTATCTTTGATTCTTTCGAAGATGTAAACTACCATAGTGAAGGAATGCACTTATCATACGTAATAGATGCAGTAGAAGAAGGAGATAGAGAAGAAGCATTAGATAGTCTTAAGAAATTCAGAGGAGCTATTAGTAAAACACTAACTAGCATTGCTGAAGGAGTATTTCCAATAAGAGAAGCAGAAGAAGGATACGTTAAGAGAGAAAAAAGAGTAGAGGGATTATATGAAGCTCGTAGAAAAAAAATACAAGGTGGTAAAATAGTCACAGAAAATGATTATGAAACTGGCGGGTATGTAGAGTCTATGGGTCCTCAATTTGATAAAGCAGTAGACTTAGTAGTTTCTGAGTTTGGAGAATGGAAAGCTGGTCCAATGACAGAGCCAGGAATGATACCTCATGCTAAATCAGACGTTATAGCTTATATAGATCAAAAACTTGAAGCTTCCTTACAAGAAGAGAAAGGTACAGATCATGATAACGATGGAGATATAGACGGAGACGATTATATGGCTGCAAAAGACATAGCAATTAAAAAAGCATTAAAAGAGAATGTTAAAGGCATGATCGTTAATATGCTTAAAGAAGCTACTATCAATGAAGCTGCTACTGCTAAATTAGCAGAATGGGGAGAATCTTATGAAGGCTTTGAAGGTATTAAACCAGTAGTGAATGAACTGGAAAATCTTGTAACAGAGATAGAATCTTTCTATGATAAGATGAGAGGAAAGATCCAAGGAGCATTTGCTAAGACAGCAGAATTTAGAAACGAAGAGGGATTAAAGATTGGAGCATTTATCGCACCATCATTAGAAGCAGCATTTAGAAAAGATCTAGCTCCAGTAGTAAAACAAGGGCTTACTAAGAATGTGGACTTACCTAAAGTACGTACAATATCTAAAGCAGAAATTGATGCTAATAATAACGGTACA